TTAAAGGATTTGCCATACTTAGACAACTATAATCATAGTTACACAGCAGGACAAGTATATGATGGTTTAACAGAAGGTTTAAATGAAAACTCTGTAGCAGATTCAATTATATATCCTTTAATCACTCACACTAAAAGATTATACTTTGATTCTACTGATTATAATATAAATGGAGGTTTTATTGGTCATTATGGTACAAGTGGTACTGCTGCTACAGGAACGTCTGAATTAAGTGATTCTTCAGCTACTTTTACAAGTACAATTAATGAAGTTACACCTCCAGTTGCTGTAGGAGATTTTGTATATAATTTTACAGATGATACGTTTGCACTTGTGACACAAGTAAATTCTGCAACAAAATTAATATTAGATAAAGAGATATTTGACGGAGCAAGTTCTACTTACTATATATTTCAGAACATACAATACTCTGGAAACTTATATAGAGATGGTTATCAGAAATCAAGAGGATTATCTTATATAGATATTAAACCAGCTATACTTTGTAGTGAAATAATTAAAGCCATAGAAGATAAATATGATATAGAATTTACTACTGACTTTACATCTACAGATGCTTTTTCTAATTTATATATGTGGCTTCACAGAAATAAAGGAACATTAAATTCTGGTAGGGAAGATGAAGAAACTAAGATAATAGGAGATTGGACTTACTCTACAGGAGATGATATATTTGATTTTGATGGTCCAAACTGGGAAGTTATTGGTGAAGGAGGAGGTCAATATGCAAGAGAAATATATAGTGCAGTTTTAACTATAACACCTTCTAGTGATTATACAGATATAAAATATAATATAGAAGCTATAGATTCAATATCTGGTAAAGTATTAGCTACTAAAGATAATTTAGAGGGAACAAACACTTTGTCTTTTGTAATTGGTGAAGGAGAGCTTGAAGAAAGATACGAATATAATATTACTTGGCAAGTAACTTCTATTGGAACATTAGAATTTGTTCCATCTCTTACATTAACTTATGAAGAAGAAGATAGTCAAAGTCCTGACCAAGTAGGAACTTATGTAAGTTCTCCTGCTACACTAACAACTTTAACAGAAATTATAGTAAAGAATCAAGTGCCAAAAATAAAATGTATTGACTTTCTTACTGGACTATTTAAAATGTTTAATCTAACTGCCTATTATATAGATGATGTAGGAGATGCGGATTTTGGTAAGATTAAATTGCAAACATTAGATGCTTTTTATTCTGATGCCATAAATAATCCATCAGGAGGAAGATATGACATAAGTAAACATATAGATATTACAAATAGCGAAGTTGAAGCAGCATTAAATTATAGCAGAGTTGAGTTTAAATATCAAGAACCTTCAACTATACTAGCACAGAATCATAAAGAAAGATTTAATCAAATATTTGGAGATGAATACTTTGAATTAACAAATATTGATAAATCAGAAATCTATGATGTACAATTACCTTTTGAACACATGAAGTTTGAAAGATTGTTTGACGTTAATATAGATTTAAGAGCTACAGGAACTACAGACGGAGTAGCAACGAATAAATTAATAGATAGCACACAAGATTTTACAACAACTGTAAAAATAGGTGATTTAGTTAAAAGAAGCTCTAATGATGCAAGAGCTACAATAACTGCTATAGATAGCGACACACAATTAACTTTGTCAGATGATATAATGGATGATAATGTAGATTACGATATAGAGAATCAAGATAGATTAACAGAAATACTTTATGGTTATTCTGCTGACGGAGAGTTTACTTCTGATACTGATGTAAATCCAGCTACAGGAGATTATGACCCTGTATTAACTAAACCATTATTGTTCTATGGCATATTAGAAACAATTAGTGATGGTCAAAAGAATATAAATTGGATTGATGTAGATAGCGATTCTAACCCTGCACCAAATAACATACAAGCATATTTTAGACCATCTAACACTAATTCTACTGGCACTTCTACTATATTTCCTGATTATACATTAAATTTTGATAATGAAGTAGATGAATGGACTTTAACTGATTATGATGGTAATTCTAATTCATTATTTAGAAACTTTTGGGCTAACTATATAAAAGATTTATTTAGTCAAAAGAAAAGAATATTTAAGTTCTCTGCATATTTACCAACAGATATATTAATCAATTATAGATTAAATGATAAGCTTGTAATACAAGACAGAGAGTTTTTGATTAATTCTATAAAGACAAACTTAATGACAGAGAGAAGTGAATTAGAGTTAGTAAATGAAACTGAAAAAACATATTATGAAATACAGTTACGCTATGATTTCTCTGGTAATAATTGTGCTTCTGGAACATTAGTCACAGTATATTCTGATGTACCTGCTGTTTCATTTGGCTCAGAAACGACTGGTAAAATATATAGCAATAAAGGATTAAGTATTTATGCTCCTAATGGAAAATATAGTGATGGAACAAATTATGATGTATGGTATGCTGACGGAAATACACCTACTACTCCTTCTCTTAGAGAACAAGGATGGTGGGAATCAGAATATGAAGAATCAGTTTCTTATCCATTAATTTGTGGAGCAGTAAGTTAAAATATAAAATATGATAAAGAATATAATAGATTTATTAAATATGTCTGACTGGTATATAGGAGACGATGACATTGATATAGCAAAAGGAAAATATAAGTCTCCTACAAATTGGAATGAAATTAAACACAGTATAAAACGAAACACTTACAACAATGGCAACTGAAAATATTAAAGTTTTTACAATTAGGGTAGATACTAAAACTGGTAAAATGGCGGTTGATGACTTAACTCAAGGTTTTGTCAAGCAGGAAACCGCTGTAAGAAAATTAAACAATGCAATAGAAAAAAGTAGCGAAGAGTTAAACTCAATGGTTAATAAATCTGGTTTAGCAGGTGCTGCTGTTGTTGAGATTGGTAGAACTATATCAGATGCAAACTATGGTTTTACTGCGATGGCCAACAACATATCTCAGTTAGCCACATTATTTACAACTCTTATTGCAACAACTAAAGGTTTTAGAAATGCTTTAATTGCATTAAAAGACGCTTTTTTAGGGCCTTTAGGAATTATAGTTGCTTTTCAAATTGTTATATTTTTCTTAGAAAGACTTGCTAAAAAACAAGAAGAAGCTGCTGAAGCAACTAAATATTTAGATACTCAAATACAAGCACAAACTTCTGCAATAGAATCTTTGATAGAAAGATTAGAAGATGCTAATTTATTAGAGGAAGAAAGATTAAATATATTATCTTCATTATCTCAAGTAAATAAAGACTTAGAAGCTATACTTTCAGACAGAACTAAAACAGAAGATGAATTATTAGAATCATTAAGAAATTATCTAAGAATAGAAAAATTAAGAAACGAAGCTGATGCAATCGGTAACGCATTAAAAGAAGAAACTTTAGCTAATGATGATGAAAGAATAAGACTGCAAAAAGAAATAAATAAATTACAGCAAACAGAACAAAGATTGTTAAGTGACCCTGAGCCTTTGAGAACAAGTGCAAACGGTCAAATATTACTACTTGAAGTAAGAAGAGATATAAAAAGACTACAAGGAGAATTAAATACATTAAACGAACAAAGAAATGTTATTGAAGAGGATTATATTTTTATATTAAATAAATTAAACAAAGAAGAAGGTAAAACTTTAGCGGCAGCTCCAAGAACAATAGATTTTTATAATCAACAAATAAAAAGACTAGAAGAGGTAAGAGATAGTACTGCAACTACTGCAAGTCAATATAAAGTATATTCTGATGCTATTGAAGAGGTTGAAAAGAAAATAAAAGAAATTACAGGAGAAGAAGAAAAGCAAAGTAAAAAAAGAAAAGGATTTACTCAACAGTTCTTAGATTTTAATAAAGAAATACTTGAGTCTGAAAATAGATTAACTAAATTAACTACAGTAAATAAAGAGGAACAAATAAAAGCCGATTCAGATTTACTTATAAAAAGAGCAGAAGAAAGACAGAAAGATTTTGCATTAAGACAACAGGAAAGAGTTAATGCTATACAGGACCCTAAAGAAAGAGCTAAAGCACAAATAAAAGCTGATGAATCAATAAGACAGTCTGCTCAATCTTTAGCTGACTTTAGAGCACAAATAGAAGTAGAAACAAATGCTAAAATAGAAAACTTTAGATTAGATAGTATAGTTAAGAATCTAGGTATATTATACCAAGAATTAGAGCAAAGAAAGATATTAGAATTAGAATTTCAAACATCTATGGCTACTAATGAAATGGATAGAATTGAACTTAGTAGACAATTAGAGAATCAAAAAACTGCAACTGTAATCGGCAATTTAGAATTAGAAAGGCAAAAGGCATTACAAGCTGGGGAATCTGTTATAGGGATTGATGCTAAAATTGCAACAGAAAGAGATAAGATTAGAAAGGTAAATGCACAGTTAGATGAGAAAGAAAGAAAAACTAAGATAGCTATAGCTAACGAAGTAGGCAATGCTATCATAGGTATAGCAGGAGAAGGTTCTGCTGTAGGTAAATCAGTAGCTGTTGCTATGGCTATAATGAATACCAAAGAAGCAATTACTAATGCTCTAGGTGCTAAACCTTATGGCCCTTGGAATATTGCTCAGGCTTTAGCTGTAGGTGCTTTTGGATTTAAACAAGTACAAGATATAATAAATACTAAAATACCAGGTAAAGCAGGTTCTGCTGCTGGTGTTGGTGCAGGTGGTGCAGCAATAACTACAGAAGCTCCTGATTTTAATGTAGTAGGTATAGGACAGGCAAGTCAATTAGGTCAAGTTATAGGTTCACAATTTGGTCAACCTATAAGAGCTTATGTCGTTAGTAACGATGTAAATACAGGTCAAGCATTAGAAAGAAGTATAACTGGTAATGCTAAACTAGATTAAATAAAACAAAATTAAACATAATAGGTTATCATAATATGAAAACTATAGAATTATACATAGACGAAGAGAATGAGTTTTCTGGAATAGAGGCTATCTCAATAGTAGAAAACCCTGCAATAGAAGAAGATTTTATTGCTCTCAAAAAACAACATATACAACTAGCAGAAGTAGATAAAGAGAAAAGAATATTAATGGGTGCTGCTTTAGTTCCTAACAAAGAAATATACAGAACTAATGGAGAAGAAGAATACAACATATTCTTTAGTGAAGAAACAGTAAGAAAAGCTTCTGAATTATTCTTGTCAAGAGGTAAACAAAATAACTCAACCTTAGAGCATCACGATAAACTCAATGGGATGTCTGTTGTAGAATCTTGGATTATAGAAGATGAGAAAAAAGATAAGTCAAGAAAATATGGTTTTAGCTTACCTGTAGGTACTTGGATGGTATCTGTAAAAGTAAATAACGATGAAGTATGGAATGACTATGTAAAAGAAGGTAAAGTAAAAGGATTCTCTATTGAAGGTTTCTTTGCAGATAAACTAGATGAAAGACCAAAAGAAAGCGTACAAGAAGATTTTGCTGAAATGGAAGCATTATCTAAACTATACGAGCTTGAGGAAGCATTCTTAGAGTCTCAGGGCGTAGAACTTGAGTCTTACAATGATTACCCTCAAGGAGCCGTAAACAACGCTAAAAGGGCCTTAAAATGGAAAAAAGAGAAGGGTAGTTCTTGTGGAACGCCTGTAGGCTGGAGAAGAGCATCGCAAATCGCATCAAAATCTAATTTAACAAGGTCAACGATTGCACGCATGGCTTCATTTAAAAGACATCAGCAAAACAAAGATGTACCTTACACAGAAGGATGTGGAGGTATTATGTGGGATGCTTGGGGAGGTTCTGCTGGTATAAATTGGGCTATCAATAAACTTAAGCAGATAGACAAGAAAGTAAATAACTCTGTAACGTCTTTATATTCTGAAGTTATTAATGATGATTACGCAATTATTGATGATAGGTTGGCATATTCTTCAAAAGAAAAAGCATTAGAGATGGCTCAAGATTTAGGATGTGAAATGATGCACGAACACGAATACGAAGGAAAGATATGGTATATGCCTTGTGAAATGCACTCATTAAAAGCTCCTTGTCAAGAAGGATATGAGCAAATAGGTATGAAAACTAAAAATGGCAGAAAAGTACCAAACTGTGTGCCAATAGATAGATAATTATGATTAAAAATACATCTTATAAAGTAAAAGTAGACGTAGATACTGACGTCATAAGAAATGCTTATAAAATAGAAGAAGGAGCGTTTGTAACTACAGAAAGTGGAGTATGGACAGTATATAATGGAGAATGGGTTTAGCTACATCCACAATCAGGTATTGGTTCTGGTCTAGGATGGACAAGATATGATGACGGACAATATACATCAGAAAGTAAATTATCTTTAACATTAGATACAGAAGTAGTATTGCCAAATAATGGAGCAAGTGTATATAGAAGCTATACAGGTATTGATTATTATAATTCAACAACTCAAAAAGTGTTAGGTGATAATGCTAATGATGTATATGTAGCTACTGTTGTATTTAAAGCACAGTCAAGTAATGCTAACCAATGCTTTTTAAGAGTTCAATTAGATTCTGTAGGTGGAACACCTTATGAAAGAGTAGGGGTTGATTTATCTTTTCCTAAAGGAAATAATGAGATGCACGAATTTCACGAAGTATTCCAATATTATATTACTCCTGACTTTGTAACTAATGGTAGTCAATGGAAGATTACTGCTCATGGAGCAACTGCACAAGTTTGGGATATTATATACTTTATACAAAAAACACAAAGCTATGCGTAGAGATAAATTTAAAACACCAAGTAGAACAAGCCCTAAATCTGCAAAAAGGGGTTGTTTATGTAAAGACGGAAAAACTTACTCCAGAAAATGTTGTGATGGTTCTTTACAAGCACAAGGCATAGGCAAAATCTAAAAATACAACACTCTTTATAGTAAGTAGTTATCGTATTATAGTATAATCTTAATATAATAATATGAAAGCTACTGATATTGTTGAAAAATTCAAAAAGATACTCCTTTCTGAAACTGAAGAAAAAGTTGAAGAAATGGAAGTACAAGAAGATGTCGTTTTAGCTGAACATGATTCTGAAGAAATGCCTGAAGAAGTCATCGAAGAAGTTAAAGAAGACGAAAAAGAAGAGCTTTATGCTACTAAGGAAGAACTTAGTAAAGCTGTAGCGGAATTAAAAGCTATGTATGAAAGCTTAATGGAGTCTAAAGATTTAAACGAGTCTCCAGAAGTTCCAGAAGAATTGTCTTCTGAAGAAACTAAAGAAGATGTTCAAGAGGAACAAAAAGAAGAATTGTCTGCACAAGAACCAGAAGTAAAGCCTATTGCTCATTCTCCTGAATCTAATGTAGAGAATAAAAACATCCATTTATATAGTCAAAATAGAAGCATGACTTTAATGGATAAAGTAATTAATAAAATATCTAAATAATATTAAAAATGCCTACAAGAGTAATTTCAAATGTATCAAATGATGAAAAAAGAATCTTCAATAACGTAGATACTATTTCATCTGCTACTACTTTAACTGCTGCTGATAGTGGCAAGTGGTATAAATTAAATAATGCAACAGGCGTTACAGTTACGTTACCTGCATTAAAATCAGGAGTTAATTTTAAGTTTATTGTTGCAGCATCTTTTGCAACTTCAAACTTTATTATTGATTCTGCTGAAGGAGATAATATCGAAGGTGTTTTAGTTGTTAATGGAGCAAGTGTTGTTGCGTCTGGAGAAGACCAAGTAAACTTTGTTGCAACTGCTGAAACAGTTGGAGATTTTATAGATATATGGTCTGATGGTTCAAAATGGTTTGTTTCTGGTGTTGGAAGCGGAGCAGGTTCAATCACAGTAACAGACCCAAGTTAATAAATAAATAATATAAATAAATACACAAAAAAATGGCTACTACAACTTCAATTACAACTACTTATGCTGGAGAGTTTGCTGGAAAGTATATCTCTGCTGCATTATTAAGCGGTGATACTCTTGATAAGGGTAACATCGAAATTAAACCTAATGTAAAGTATAAAGAAGTAATCAAAACTTTTGCAAGTGATTCTAACGTTATTAAAGACGCTACTTGTGATTTTACTGATACTGCTACTATTACATTAGACGAAAGAGTATTACAACCAGAAGAGTTCCAAGTAAACCTAGAGCTTTGTAAAAAAGACTTTAGAAGTGACTGGGAAGCTATTCAAATGGGATACTCTGCTTATGATAACCTACCTCCAAAATTTTCTGATTTCTTAATCGGACACGTTGCTGCAAAAGTTGCACAAAAAACTGAGCAAAACATTTGGGGTGGTGTGAATGCTACTGCTGGAGAATTTGATGGATTTACTGTATTAATGGCAGCTGATTCAGATGTAAACGATGCTGCTAACGGTTCTGAAACTTCATTTGATTCATCTAACATTGTTACTTTATTAAGTAATGTTGTTGACGCAATTCCTAACGCAGTTTATGGTAAAGAAGATTTAAAAATCTATGTACCACCTGTAGCATATCAAGCATATATCAGACATTTAGGAGGATATGGTGCTAACGGATTAGGTGCTGCTGGTTACAAAGCTGAAGGAAACCAATGGTATAACAACAATGCTTCATTATCTTTCGAAGGTATCGAAGTACTTTATACTCCAGGTATGCCTTCTGACCATATCGTTGCAGGACAAAAATCTAACTTATACTTCGGTACAGGATTAATCTCTGACCACAATGAAGTAAAAGTATTAGATATGGCTGACCTTGATGGTTCTCAAAATGTAAGAGTAATCATGAGATTTACGGCTGGTATACAGTATGGTATTGGAAGTGATTTAGTATTACTTACTTTAGCATAATAATAAATAATAAGGCAGGTTTAACCGCCTGCCTTTTTTAATAACCTTTAAAACTAATAATATGTCTTGTAATTTATCACTTTTTAGAACAGAACCTTGTAAAGACAGCGTTGGTGGGTTAAGTAAAATCTGGTTTGTAAATTATTCTGATGACCTTTATGGAGATATAACATTTGATTCTACAAACACAGATGCTGTTGAAGCTGTTGCAAATACACCATCTGCTTACGAATATGATATAAAAGGTAACTCATCTTTTACTCAAAACATTCAATCAAGTAGGGAAAATGGTACTACAGTTTTCGAGCAAGTACTTGAACTAACTTTACACAAATTAAGTATCGCTGACCACAAAGAATTAAAACTTCTTTCTTTTGGTAGACCTCATGTTATCATTGAAGATAATAATGGAAACTATTTCTTAGCAGGAGCTAAACATGGAATGGATGTTTCTGGAGGAACTATCGTAACAGGAGGAGCTATGGGAGACTTAAGTGGATATACACTTACGTTAACTGGAATGGAGCAAGCTCCAGCATTCTTTATGGAATCAGACCCAGCTACTGTTGGATTTACAGTTGTAAATTCTTAAACACAGTAGGTTCTTAAACACAATAGGTAAGGAGGCTTCGGCCTCCTTTTCTTTTGCATAAAACAAAAACCCTTTATATTCCTTTATACTAAAGGGGTATAAAGCTTTTTTATAAAACAAAATCAAGCTTTTATAGTTATCATATTATGATACGTTTACTACCGTCTACAGACAATCAAACAATTAATATAATTCCAAGAAGTAATGCTTCTTTGTCTAGTATTGATTTAACAATAACTGAAGATGGAACAAATATAAGTGAAACCTTAACAGACCTTACGGCTTCTGTTAATGGTAATTTTGTTTCTGTAACATTGGCTTCTAATATACTTACTGCTGAGAATGGATATTATCTACAATTTAGTAAAGGTGGAAGTTTATGGTATAGAGATAAGGCGTATGTAACTTCTCAAACAAATGATGAAGTGATACATACTCTTAATACAAATAAGTATGACCAATATGATGATGGGTCAGACGATGAATACATAGTAATATAATATGGAAAATAAAAGTATAAGGGTTATTAATCTATCAGGATATGAAGTTCCAGAAATAAAGGAAGTTCAAAACAAAGAATGGATTCAATATGGAGAGGATAATTGTTATTTTGATGACTTGATAGATAGATATTTAGGCAGCCCTACAAATGCCAGATGTATCAACGGTATTGTTGATATGATTTATGGTAGAGGATTAGAAGCTACAGATAGTGGTGAAAAACCAGAAATGTATGCTAAAATGAAGTTACTTCTTAGACCTAAAGATTTAAGAAGAGTTGTTAATGACTATAAAATGCTAGGCCAAGCGGCTGTTCAATTAGTATATAATAAAAGCAAAACAGCAATAACTAGAGTAGTACATTTTCCTATGGAAACTCTTAGAGCTGAAAAGGCTAAAGATGGTAAAGTAGAAGCTTATTATTACCATCCTAAATGGCATGATTTAAAGCCTAGTGATAAACCAAAAAGAATACCTACATTTGGTAATGGTGGTAAAAGAGATTTAATAGAATTATATATATTTAAACCATATAGGTCTGGTTTTTACTATTATTCTCCTGTAGACTATCAATCTTGTTTGCAATATGCAAACTTAGAAGAAGAGGTAAGTAATTACCATATAAATAATATTAAAAATGGTTTACAGCCTTCTTTATTAATTAACTTTAACAACGGAGTACCAAATGAAGAAACTCAAGAACTTATTGAACGAAAAATTTATGATAAATTTAGTGGCTCTTCTAACGCTGGTAAATTTATACTTGCTTTTAATGAGTCTATTGAAACTAAAGCTGATTTGGAACCTATACACCTTCCTGATGCTCATGCTCAGTATCAATTCTTAGCTGACGAAAGTAGAGAAAAGATAATGTTAGGTCATGGTATTGTATCTCCTATATTATTAGGTATAAAGGACAATACTGGTTTCGGTAACAATGCAGAAGAATTAAGAACTGCATCTATCCTTATGGATAACATAGTTATTAGACCTTTCCAACAAGGTATAATAGATGGTTTAGATGAGATATTAGCATTCAATAATATTTACTTGAATCTATATTTTGTAACACTACAACCAATAGAATTTACTGAATTAGACAATATATCTACTAAAGTAAAAAGAGAAGAAGAAACAGGAGAAAAGTTAAGCTCTCAAGAACCATTAGATTTATCTGATGATGATGCAGATGACATATATAGCCAATTAGAAGAGTTAGGTGAAGTTGTATCAGATGAATGGGAGCTTATACATACCGAAGCGGTAAAAGATGACAATGAGGAGTTCGATTTAACTAAACTAAGCGTATCTGAAGAAGATGCAAGCCCTACAAAGCGTTCTAGTCAAGACAATTCTGGTTATAAAGTAAGGTACGCTTATTCTCCTGTCAGAAACTCTGCAAAAAGCAGAAAGTTCTGCAAACAATTAGAATCTTTAACATCAAAAGAGGTTGTGTTTAGAAAAGAAGACATAACTAAGATGTCTACAAGAGGAATAAACAAAGAACTAGGACATGAAGGCAAAAAATACAATCTATTTAAATTTAAAGGAGGTAAAAATTGTCATCATTTCTGGGAAAGAAGAGTATATAAAAGAAAAATAAGTGTAGATACCGAAGTTGAGGCATCAGACGCTGTAAAGGATGGATTTAAGGAGCCTAAAAACCCTAAAGAAGTACCTGTAAGGCCTGTTGATATGCCAAATGGAGGTGCATATCCAAAAACTAATTAATTATGGCACAGAAAGCACTTTTTATAACAATAAATGAGTTAAAACGTAAGTCTATAATAGACGGTAACGTAGATGCAGATAAATTAATACAATTTATAGAGGTTGCACAAGATACTCATATACAAAATTACTTAGGAGGTAAATTGTACACTAAATTACAGAATTTGATTATAAATGATGAAATAAATGATGCAGGAAACTCTGATTATAAAAGTTTATTAGATACATACATAAAACCTATGCTTGTTTGGTTTACACAAAGCTCATATATACCTTTTGCGATGTACCAAATAAGCAATGGAGGTGTATTTAAACATAGAGGGGAAAATTCAGAGACGATTTCATTAGAAGAGATGAGAATGATGCTTGCTAAGGTAACTGAGACAGCAGAGTTCTATACAAGAAGATTTACTGATTATATGGATTTTAACAGCAGCTTATTTCCAGAGTACACAAGTAACCAAAATGGTGATATGTACCCTGATAGAGATGTTAATTTTAATTCATGGGTACTTTAAATGTATAGTAAGACGATAAAGACATATAAACCAAAAGAAAGCAACGTAGTGAAGCTAGAATCATTCTTAAACAGAATAGATAAAGACAAAGATAAAGTTGTAAATAAAAACAATAAATAATGGCTACATTATCAGGAAATAAAATAAAAGATACTTACCAGTCATTAATCAAACTGACAGATAATGGCAATTTAACAACAGGAGCTAAACAGCTTACTGATGGATTTGGAAATAATTCTCCTTTATATATATCTACAACTCAAATAGGTATAGGCGTAACGCCAGAAGCGACTTATGATTTACACGTTTACTCAAATGCCAAAGTAGGAGGTAATCTAACTGTAACGGGAGATTTAACAGTAGAGGGTACAACAACAACAATAGATACTCAAACACTAACTGTAGAAGACCCATTAATTGAAGTTGCAAGTAATAACACTTCAACAGATGCAGTAGATATAGGATGGTATGGTAAATATGCACCAAGTGGAACTGTTTTATATGCAGGTTTATTTAGAGATACAGGAGATAGTAAATTTAAACTATTTAGAAACCTAGAGGAGCAACCAACAACTACAGTAAATACAAGTGGAACAGGATATACTAAAGCAGATTTAGTCATAGGAGGTTTAGAAGCTACAACAGGTGATTTTACTGATACAGTTACAGTAGATGGAGATATAGAAGTAGAAAACTCTAGTGGGTTTGGTAGAATAGAGATAGGAGGTTCTAGTGGAGGATATATAGATTTAAAAAGCCCATTTAGCGATGACTTTGATTTAAGATTATATACAGCAGGTACTAATGCACAAATAAATGCTCTTAATGGAGAATTAGATATAACTGCCAATACAAATATTAATTTACAATATCAAGGCACAGATGTTCTTGTAATGTCATCTACAGGAGTTGCAGTTACAGGAACTGGTAGTTTTACAGGACAAGTTACAATACC